CTCTGAGGAACTTGCTGTCTCCCTGTGGGGCATAAGCCCTACACCCCCAGCTGTTAAACTGGAGATGCCCATTTCAGTTTGATGCTGACGTACTGAGGACGTCCAGCACGTTCTAGGTGCTCATCATCGGCAGCTGGCAAACCGCCGACCTCCAACTTGTCGAGGAAAGCCTCGAGGTCCCTGGATTTAATGTCCACGGGATCCTCTCGGTTCCTCCACTCGAGTTGAAGGAGGCACTTAGTTAGGGCGTACTCATCCTGGAGTTTATCTCGAGGACTACGTGCGCGAACTACATAACCTTTGACAAGAGGTTTGTGTAGCTCAGGATCAACGCGTTGAGTCGTAAACGACTCGGTGTACGAGATCCTTCCTAAAACCGGAGAATTGGGCCCAACAACCGGGAAGTGTTTAATTAGCTTCTCGATCTGGGAATCCAACCAATCACACGTATCCCAGAGGTAATCAGCATATAGCTGATTCCTCAAAGATATTAGTGAAACGAGCTCCGGAACGTCCTGCCGTGATGAAGGGAACATCCGCCGAACACGAGTAATACTTACATCGTGTCCAGCAAAATATTCCTTCCCACATGACTCTCTGAACCTACCGGTCCAGAAAGACTTGGCCGAGTTCACTCGAATCCCGAAAGACTCGAGCGTTCGGATCACGGTATGCACTAAATCTACGGGGACGATGATATCGTCTCCGTAGACACGCACCTTACCTCGGAAATGGGAAACCATTTCCTTGGTGAGCGGTGTGCTTAGCACTTCTTCTATCCCTACAAAGATCATGGTAAGAAAAACCATGGCCTCCACAGGGAAGCAGAGTGCTGAACCCATAGACGCGAACTTGTTGAGGTAAATAACCTCTCCAAGCACATCAGCCTTCCAGCTGCGACAGGAATTGATCGCCCCTTGCAAATAGGGAAAATCATCTGTCATCAGCTGTACATGCTGATTCGAGACACGGTCGGACGCTTCGCTTAAATCAAGCGTAGCAAGGGATCCATCCATGGACCCTTTTCGAGCAAGAACTTGGTTAGTTTCTTGTTCTCGATGGCCGACCATCTGCCGGAGATTGTCATCTCTCCTCATGGCAGACCACAGATTATCCGCTACAGCCTGCTGCACATATTGAAGTGCGACAGGCTCAGCGGCAATTATCCGTGGAGTCTTGAGCGTTTTAGGAACAGGAATAACCCTAGCGGGAAACTCCTGACCGGGTTCTAGGAAGGCGACTTGTGTGCTCTCCGCATAATGCGAATTA